TAAGGATTACAAGGACCTACAGGCCCGTAAGGCGACAATGCTGAAGGATTTGAAGGGTACGCGAGAGCAGCGTGTGAAAGCAATCGAAGATTCCAAGCTCACATTCGCATCATTGGTCAAAAAAATAGCGACTGATTATCAATTTCGCTCACAAATAGGGATTGATATGGAAAAAATGCGACTAGCGATGGAACATGAGAAAGAACGTCTTTCAGACTATGCAGATTATGAGGATGGTCAAGTAGATCAGCCGTTCTTAACACCAGATACGCTCAAAGAGTAATTTGGATTTTCCTTACTAAATTTTTTTAGGATTAAAATAAGATGAAGGCGATTATTTTTGGGGTCACGGGACAAGATGGAAGTCATTTGGCGGATTTACTGCTTGGTAAGGACTATTCTGTTGTTGGTGTAGCAAGAAGATGTAGTGTTGATACTACAGAGAGAATTAAACATTTAGAAAATAAGGTCGGATTTGAGCTGATTGAGGGAGATATTACGGATGCTCATAGCGTAATGGGCATTTTAAGACAGCATAGTGACGTGGACGAGATTTATAATCTTGCCGCACAGTCTCATGTTGCTACATCTTTCACTCAGCCTGGCTTGACTTGGGATATTACTGGCAAGGGGTGCTTAAATATTCTACAGAGCATGGTGGATTCGGATATATCTGCTAGATTTTATCAGGCAAGTTCTTCCGAGATGTTTGGAAAGAACTATGATGTCGTAGAAGAAGATTTTGATGCAGATCTACAATATCGCTGTGGAAAATATCAGAACGAAGATACTAAATTCCTACCACAGTCCCCATACGCTATCGCAAAATGTGCTGCCCACTATATGACGAGGTTATTTAGGGAGGCTTATGGCGTCCATGCAAGTTCCGGTATTTTATTTAACCATGAGGGGCCAAGACGGGGTGAGACTTTCGTTACACGGAAGATAACGAAGTGGATCAGTGATCTACAGAGATGGTTAAAAACTATGCAGATTGATCACACAAACATAATAAAAACAGATTGTGACAGACTATTTGGCTCTGGAGAGCAATATTCTTTTCCAAAGTTGCGTCTTGGTAATTTAGACGCTTCAAGGGATTGGGGATATGCTGGGGACTATGTTGAAGCTATGTGGTCAATGTTACAACAAGATAATCCAGACGATTATGTCATTTGTACAGGAGAGACACATACAATTAGAGAGTTTTTAGATGCGGCATTTAGTTATATTGGAATTACCGATTGGAGCGATTATGTGGTTGTTGATCCAGAGTTTTATAGGCCAGCAGAGGTTGATTACCTGAAGGGTGATGCAACTAAGGCAAACACTGTTTTAAATTGGAAACCTCAAACTTCATTCAGTGAATTAGTTAAACTGATGGTAGATAGCGATATGAACAATGAGACGCAACTACAATGATCCAACATATGAGCGTTTTCGCAAGGATGTACTAAAGAGGGACAAAAGAACCTGTAAAATGTGTAATAAAAAGGGTAGGAAAGTAAAATTACAAGTTCATCATATTATGAAATGGGCCAGTGCCTCATCTTTACGGTATGATGTTAGTAATGGTATCACCTTATGTAGTAAATGTCATAAGACTGTTACCGGCAAGGAAAATCACTACATTTCTTATCTTTTAAACCTAATTAATCAGGGAGACACTAATGACTGACGAAAAAAAACCATTTAGTTTTGGGGCATCTTTCACGGCTCCAGAACCAGCTCCAGCTCCAGAACCAGTGGCTGGAGTAACGTTAGATGATGTGCTGAGCGTGGAAACTAATGATACCTCAACATGGCTATGCACACCGGCAGAAGCCTCTGAGATATACGAGGAGACAAGAGGATTAAGACAGCAGGGAAGACTACGTATCAAATATGAAAACGGTTCACTAATTGTTCGAAGGGTTAAAGACTAGCTATGCCTAAGTATAGGGTTATAAAGGACACAAGGGAAAAGGATGGATGGACCTTCACGGAATATGACAAATGTGAGGGGATGGATATGGGTGCTCTCCATACTGGCGACTATACACTCAAGGGATTTGAAGATGTGGTCTGTATAGAGAGAAAAGCGTCTGTGTCTGAGATAGCTATGAACTTAGGAAGGAAGAAATCCGCGTTCCTACGGGAAATGGATAGAATGAAGGATTATGAATTTTCCTTTTTGGTTTGTGAGTTTGATATGGATGATATCATTAGATATCCAGAGGGATCAAACGTGCCAAAAAAATTAAGATCACATGTCAAAGTTACAGGAAAATACATTTTAAAGTGCTTAATTGAATTTCAACTATGGTACGATACTAAGATTATTTTTTGCGGCAGCAAAGACAATGCATTTTTAACTTGTAATAGTATCTTTAAACGACTGAACGAACTTTTTCACCAAAGGGGCAGTCATGACGAGAATGAAGAAATTACCTTCTAAGGTTTACGTGTTGGGACATGAATATGCCATAGAGGAAATGTCGGAAAAACTCCATAAGGACAGGGAAGCCTATGGAGACTGTTGCAACGACAGAAAATTAATTAGGGTATACTGCGGCATGATTATGTCGGGAGTGAGAGATACTCTATTACACGAGATATTACATGCTGTTTGGCATTTATATTACTTACAAAATAACGAAGAGGAAGAGAAAGCCGTCTCAAGGATTTCCACAGGATTAATTGCTTTGTTCGATGATCCCAGAAATGCTAAAGTAATGAGTTTTCTAATGGATTCATCGAATGATAGACCATCAACAAAAAATAAATGACGCATGGTTAGGGATTGAAGTAGACGAAAGTAAGCTATTTAATCCTATGGACTTTGTGTTTGACGAAGAAGATAACGATAGGCTGTTGGAGAAAATCGCATGGCTTCTGATGCGTCCAGAGTATTTCTCTTTTGCTTGTAAGTATATTTTAAACATAGAATTATCCCCATTTCAAGCTCTCATTCTTTATGAAATGTGGAATCGGAAGTTTCCTATGCTAATTGGTAGCCGAGGTATGGGAAAATCCTTTTTGCTTTCAGTGTATCCTCTGCTGAGAGCTTTGTTTATGCCTAGACGAAAGATTATTATTGTAGGTGCTGCGTTTAGGCAGTCTAAAGTTTTGTTTGAGTACATGGACACGATTTGGAAGAATGCCCCGATTCTTAGAGACTTATGTGGTGGTAATAGTGGGCCTAGGCGAGACGTGGACAGATGTGTAATGCATATTGGTCAAAGCACTATCACATGTCTGCCCCTTGGTGACGGCAGCAAGATTCGTGGTCAACGTGCTAATGATATTATTGCTGATGAATTTGCCTCTATTCCTCGTGATATCTTTGAAAATGTTGTGGCTGGGTTTGCCGCCGTGGCAGCATCTCCTATCGAGAAAGTCAAGCAAAGGGCTAAAAACAAAAAAGCTAAAGAGTTAGGCGTTGGTGTTGAAGAGAATAACGAAGAAATGATGCAAAAATCCAACCAGATTATTTTATCTGGAACAGCTTATTATGACTTCAATCATTTCGCGGATTACTGGAAGAGATATTCTAGTATTGTTAAAAGTGGTGGCGATAGGTTTAAGCTACAAGAAGTATTTAATGGAAAAGTACCCGACGACTTTGATTGGACTGAGTACTCTATAATTAGAATGCCGGTTAGCACTTTACCAGATGGTTTTATGGATGAGGGACAGGTAGCAAGAGCAAAAGCTACAGTTCATGCTGGGATCTATAATATGGAGTATGGAGCCTGTTTTACTACAGATAGTCAAGGATTTTTTAAGAGAAGCCTACTTGAGGCTTGTACGGTATCTCCACATAAGCCTATTAACTTGCCTTCTGGCGAGATTATGTTTGAAGCAGGTTTAAAGGGTTCACCAGACAAGAAATATGTGTTTGGCGTGGACCCCGCTTCTGAAGTTGATAACTTTTCCATTGTGGTACTTGAGCTGCATGCTGATCACAGGAGAATCGTTCATTGCTGGACTACAAACCGTCAACAACACAAAGATAAGTTAAAGTCCAGACTGGTAGACGAGGATGACTTCTATTCTTACTGTGCCAAGAAGATTAGACAGCTTATGAAAGTGTATCCTTGCTTAGAGGTCGCTATGGACGCCCAGGGAGGCGGTATAGCGGTCATGGAGGCATTACACGATAAAGACAAGATACCTGAAGGAGAAGTCGCTATATGGCCCACTGTGGACGATAACAAGGAGAAGGACACAGATCACAAGTCAGGTCTGCATGTTCTTAGAATGTGTCAATTTGCTAAGGCGGATTGGTTGGCTGAAGCTAATCACGGGCTTCGAAAAGATTTTGAAGATAAGGTAGTAGTTTTTCCATTCTTTGATGCTGCTAGTATTGGGCTGTCTATTGAAGACGACAAACTCGCCGGTAGGAAGTACGATACCCTAGAAGACTCTGTTATGGAAATTGAAGAACTTAAAGATGAATTATCTATGATTGTGATGACCCAAACCCCAGCGGGTCGTGAGAGGTGGGACACACCCGAAATTAAAGTAGCGGCTGGAAAGAAAAGCAGACTGAGAAAAGACCGGTATTCATCGCTGATTATGGCAAATATGTCTGCTCGTATACTATGTGCTGAAAAGGACATAATAGAGTATGGTGCTATTGGTGGATTCGCACTTGCTGACGGTAAGAGAAAAACAGAAGACGACAAGATGTTTTATGGACCTGCCTGGTTTACTGAAAAAATGCAAGATATTTATTAATTGTGTATAGTGTAATTAGTAATTCTATTACCAATGCCATTACCTTGGAGACTAATACAAATGTCTGATTTATATAAAACATGGGATAGTGATTCACAGAAAGAACAAGCATATGCAGCCACGTCGGATAATGTTGAGGCTTATGATGGAATTCAAAAAGCCGTAGCTTATGGTCGTAGAACAAGCTATATTGATATTGAACCGAATCGTTCTGTGAGGACGGGATTTCTCCGGGAAGATTATGATCAGTTTAGACCCGGTGAATCTGTGTCTAATTACCAAAAACGCATTATGAAGATGTGTATGCAGGCTTATGATAGGGTTGGTATTGTTAGAAACGTTATTGATTTAATGAGTGATTTTGCTGCACAGGGCTTAACTATTGTTCATCCAAACAAAAATGTTGAAAAGTTTTATCGTAAGTGGTTTTTACAAGTAAATGGTACTGATAGGTCTGAAAGATTTTTAAACTATCTCTATCGCTGTGGTAATGTTGTGGTAAAGAGAAGAAATGCTAAACTCAATCCTCAGAAAGAAAAAGAGTTACGAAAAACTGCTGGAAACGATATAGTAATTAAAAACATTAAGGTTGACAAGAGGGTAGTACCTTGGACTTATGATTTCTTGAATCCTTTAGCAGTTGATATCCAAGATTATGGTGGGCAAGTTGTTGGTAAGCCTGAATTTGTTTTAAATATGTCTAAGATGAGTTACGAGTCATTGGTCAAAAGCTCAACCAAAAACCAAACAGTATTCAAGACGCTGCCTAACGATTTGCAAAAAAGACTTCATGATGGAGATCGCAAGGTTCCATTGAGTCCTGATGATGTTGGATTCTATTATTATAAAAAAGATGACTGGTTATTGTGGGCTAATCCAATGATTCATGCTATCTTGGATGATATTATGATGCTTGAAAAAATGAAGCTTGCAGATCTAGCTGCATTAGATGGTGCTATTTCTAATGTTCGATTATGGACTGTGGGTGATTTAGAGCATAAGATTATTCCTACTAAGGCTGCTATTAATAAGCTGAGAGATATTTTAGCAAGTAATGTTGGTGGCGGTACTATGGATTTGGTTTGGGGTCCAGAGTTAAACTTTACCGAAAGCAATTCTCAAGTATACAAATTCTTGGGAGCTGAAAAGTATCAACCGGTCTTGACTAGTATCTATGCTGGATTAGGTATTCCTCCTACTTTAACTGGTGCTAGTAGTAGTGGTGGCTATACAAATAATTATGTTTCTTTAAAGACATTGATTGAGAGACTTGAATATGGTCGTGATGTCTTGAAACAGTTCTGGAGACATGAAATTGAATTAGTTAGAAAGGCTATGGGTTTTAGATATCCTGCTGAAATACATTTCGATTCTATTGTCCTTTCTGATGAAGCTGCTGAAAAGAATTTGCTTATTCAATTGGCGGATCGTGATATTATCTCTCACGAAACTCTATTGGAAAGATTCAAAGAAATGCCTAGCATGGAAAAAGTCAGAGTGAGAAGGGAAGAAAAAGATAGAAGAGATGATGTCTTACCAGATAAAGCTAGTCCTTATCATAATCCACAACATAGAGAAGATATTGCTAAGATCGCTTTAACTAAAGATATGTTAGCTGATGAATATCTTGATGATATGGGTATACCCGTGTCGGAAAAGACAGAAGAACCAGCGGCACCGGTATCATCGCCCAATAATGAAGACAAAGATGAAGAAGATAAAGAGCGACCTATTAATCCAGTTGGTCGTCCAGACTTTTCTAGGGACTCAGTAAAGAGAAAGAAGAAAAGAGTATTGCCTAAATCGGGCACTCCAACAGCGGCTGTATTATGGGCTGTGTCTGCTCAAGATAAAATATCTGAAATACTGTCACCTATTGCATTGGCCCATTTTAATAAAAAGAATATGCGGAGTCTCAGTAAGGCAGAGATGTCGCAAGTAGACTATTTAAAGCTTTGTATATTGGCGGGGATTAAACCATTCATGGAAATTACCCCCGAATTAGTAAAGGAGTTAGTTGATTCTGGGTCTCAGCCCTCTCTCGCCTTTAAAAACACTGTCGAAGATGAGATTGAATCATTTAAATCCCACAACAGTAGATCACCAAATTCATCTGAAATGAAATATATCAACGCTTCTGTCGTGGCTGTTAGTTCCAATTTAAACCAATAAATTCCAATATATAAAACTTTTTGTGTATTACGATCTGGAGGTTTTACATGAAGATATATCAATCAGAAATAGACGATGGCTTACGTGACCAGGTATTAACGAATAATACCCTTGCTTGGGATATCGTTGCGGAATCGTTTACACCAGAAATTAACATGAAGTCTTCAGCATTAGAGAAGATAATTGCTGAGAACAAAGATCAAATTGATTTATACTATTTAAGATCTATTTTGGTCACTGCTGGTTGGAATAAAAATGACGATGTGTTCCATCCGCAGGAACTGTGGGATGCTAGGGATACCCCTGAGGATAAACCATTTAACTTTATGCATGATGAGCGAGATATTATAGGTCATATTACTGGTAATACAGTGATTGATGTAGAGGGGAATGAAATTGTGTCGGACGAAGTACTTCCAGACACATTCAACATTCTGACTACAGCGGTTGTTTACACTGAGTGGAGCGATCCTTCTCAGCGTGAACGTATGAAAAATATCGTTGCTGAGATAGAAGAAGGCAAATGGTTTGTCTCTATGGAGTGTTTATTCCCTGATTTCGATTATGCTCTCGCGAGAGAGGATGGTCACACCGAGGTCGTTAGCCGTGATGATGCTTCTGCGTTTTTAACCAAGCATTTGAGGGCTTATGGCGGCACTGGTGAATACGACAACTATAGAGTTGGCAGATTATTAAGAAACTTATCGTTCTCTGGTAAAGGCTTAGTTTCCAAACCTGCTAATCCTAATAGTGTTATACTAGATAGGACCGGATCTTATGGTAATGAAAGTATTTCTTTTACACAAGACAAAACATTAACAATATCCTCTATAAAGGAGATTAAGATGTCTGAAAGTTATGAAAAGCAGATCGATGATCTGCGAGCTGAATTAGCAGAATCTAAAGCTGCTAACGAAGCATTGCAAGAGAAAGTTGCTGCTGAGCAGCAAGCCGAGTTTGATTCTAAGATTTCTGCTTTTGAGGCGACGTTAGCCGAAAAAGATACACAGATTTCTACAATCACGGAAGAAAAAACTGCTTTAGCTGAAGCGGTTGCTGTGAAAGACACCGATATCGAGTCTTTGACTAAAGATATTGATGCAACACAGAAAGAATTAAGCGGCATTAAGGCCGAAATGTTAACACAGAAACGTGTTGCACAGTTCGAAGAGCTTGGTTTTAGTTCTGAAGAAGCTGTTGCTCATGTAGAAAAGTTTTCAGGTCTGGATGATGACGCATTTGCTAATGTGCTGTCTGTTGCTGCAATCCCCCCGAAGAAAATGGCGGGCAAGAAGGAAATGCCTTGGGATAAAGATAAAAAAGAAGAAGAAGAAGAAACTAAAGCAGAAGAAACTGTTTTAGAAGAAGAGATAGAAACTTCAGAAGCTTCCGAAGCTGATCTCGAATCAGTCGAAGAAACCGAAGAAGTGGCTATCGCAGAGGCTGTTGGTGAAGATGATCCAGCCGAATCTCTGCGGACACAAGCCAGTGAATGGCTTGGTTCTGTTTTACAATACGTCCCGAAAGACGAAAAGTAATTAATTTAAACTCACAAAGGAGATTCGATAATGGCTCTTAAAACTGATAGAAGTACGCTTCAAACTGACATTTCGTTCTTTATGAATGAAACTGCTACACGCGGCGGTGTCGCATGTGTTAGCACTGCTGGATCAGGTTCAGCTATGGACCAAGGTACTGCCTTGGTTACTTATGCTGCCGATCCTTCTGGAAAGATTCCTGTTGGTCTGTTGCTGAACGATATGGTCAATATTGACCTGACTCGCCAGCACCTCAACCAACACAAGGATGAGGTCCAAAAGGGTGGAAAGGTTACCCTGCTGCAAAAGGGTACTGTCGTAACTGACGACATTATTGGTACACCAACTGCTGGTGCTCTAGCGTATCTGGCTCATAGTGGCAATATTGCTGCTAGCTGGGTAGGTAGTGACAACAGTGATCATACCGGTAGTGCCAAGGTTGTTGGTCGATTCTTGGGCACTCAAGACGAAGACGGATATGCCAAAGTGTATATTGATCTTCCGAACACTGCTCGACCTTCCGGCGGCCAGATCGCTGAATAGCTTAGTATCTTAAGTAACTAACTGAACCTCAAAGGAGAAATTTATAATGGCTAGTAAAAATAGACCTACTGAAGAATTTATTGAACTGCTCCGACGATCAGGCAGTTCCGACCGAGCGGTTGCATTTACTGCTCAACGGGAAATTGCTAAGGCGTTGGAAGTTCCTATTCGTAAGGGTGTGCTTTTTGGTGATGTTGTGACATCTATCTATGAAGCAATGCCTTTAGAACCAGCTGCATCTCCAGAATTCCCTCTGGACCTGTTGGCTCCCGGCACAGAAACTGATCATGTTGCCTATACAAATCCTGGTAATGGTCGGATTCCTGAGCGGCATGTTGAAGGCGACTATGTGATGGTTAATACCTATGGTATCTCCAGCTCGATTGATTTCTTGCTGAAGTATGCTCGTAGTGCTAACTGGAACATTGTTTCTCGTGCTATGCAGGTGTTGGAGTCCTCATTCGTTAAGAAAATTAATGATGACGGCTGGCACACGCTTCTGGCAGCTGCTGTGGATCGTAACATCTTAGTTTACGATGCTGATGCTGCTGCTGGTCAGTTCACTAAGCGTCTGGTTAGTCTCATGAAGACTGTTATGCGACGTAATGGTGGTGGTAACTCTGTTACTGCTCCAGGTCGTTTGACAGACCTCTACTGCTCACCAGAAGCAATTGAAGATATTCGCAACTGGGGTGTTGATCAGTTGGATGAAGTTTCTCGACGAGAAATCTATACTTCTACTGATGATGGTCCAGCAATCACGCGAGTGTTTGGTGTTAACCTGCATGATATCTTTGAGTTTGGTGATGGTCAGGAATATCAAACCTACTTCACCAGCGATCTTAGTGGCTCGCTCGCCTCTAGCGATGTTGAACTGGTTATCGGTCTGGATCAGGCTGCTAATGATAGCTTTGTTATGCCGATCAAGAAGGAAGTTGAAATCTTCGAAGATGAAGCTCTCCATCGTCATCAGCGACAAGGTTATTACGGTTGGGCTGAACTTGGTTTCGGCGTTCTTGATAACCGACGTGTTCTGGCTGGCTCATTCTAAGAATAGACCAGTTACCGGAGATAAAGCCGCTTCTAAATGGGGCGGCTTTTTTTGTTATTGTGTATAGTACTATGGCGTGTGCTGCTTTGACATAAGATTTCAAGGGGGGTTTTATGGCCACTATATCAAGAGATATATTAGCTGAGGTGATATCATTCGCCGCACCTACCTCTTCAATTACTCAAAACGAAGCATTGACTAGCTCTTATTGGGGAGATAATACTCCGAACACCCATATGCTTTTAGCATTCACTAATGCTAGTGCGACTCCTCAAATAGCAACAGACATGAGGAACTCCATTGGTTGGGCTACTGACACCTTAGACCACAGTATAGGCTTGGGTGCTTTTGATGGGGTGCCTAGCACTATCACGGCCAGTAGACACTCTAACACCCATGTTGCGGCTGCCATCTATGGAAATAAATCTACTTATGAGCGTGCCGTTCAAAGCTCTTATTCTTCGACAGGGCTGGGTCATACGTGGTCAGAATCAGCGATTGATGGCACCTCTTATGGTTCTTTAGCTCTTGGTGGCCCAGGTGTTCAGGAAGTCAAAATTCAAGCAATTGAAACTGCTACTTCTGCTGGAGATATTAGTTATACCGGTTTGGGGTTCAGACCTGATTTGTTAATATGTTTATATACCATGACATCGAATACTTTAGAAGACACCAGCAGGCACGCTGTTTCTGCTATGGGTTTTTCTGATGGTACAACGGACGCTGTTTCTGTAATTTCGTCAAGGGGTAAGCTGTCTTCTGCGTCAGATACTGCTGGTGTTCTATGTGCAGACTTTATACGGATGTATGCTCTTGATACAAAAACAACACTTAGTGCCGCAACTGTTAAAAGTTTAGACTCTGATGGTTACACGTTGAACTTTTCTGCATCTGACGGCACAGCTCGCAAAGTGACCATTATCGCTATACAAGGCCCAAAAGTCAAAGTCGCATTTTCTACTCAGCCGACAACCAATTCTACTAATGATATCGAGGTTGGATTCACACCCCAAGCTGCGATTTGCATTTCTGCGGCTAGGGCGTCCTCGCAAACTGTGACAGATCATGCTAAATTTATGGTGGGGGCTTGGGATGAAAACAATAATAACATAGTGGGTGGATGGCTGGACCAAGATGGCGTATCTACTTCAAATTGTGATCGTTATGTTAGTGACGACCATGCTATTAGATATTATAATCACTCACGAGCCGTCACGGGGTCTGCGTCTGTGTCAGCAATAGAGACAGGCATAAGAGAAACATGGACCGATGTTGATGGTCTAGCAAGAGAACACGCATGGTTATTGTTGGGGATGGGGGATCCTCCGCCGATACCAGAAGAGATTGGCATGGAATTGTTACTTCAGCTTCAAAGAACGATGGAAATAGATCTTTTTAGATAGGAAACGTTATGGCAGATACGGTAAATTTTACACTAGGCAATAATACAAAATTAGAAATTACCTTAGGAATTCAGAGGCAAGTAGACACAATTTTAACTATAAACAGACAGGTTGATGATACATTAGTAGTGAATCGTCAATTAGAATTTACAGTAGAGAGGTAGATTATGGCCTGCACAGAAGAAGAAGTCCATTATAATGATATAGGTACTGTTATCTTAGTGACTGTAAAAGACTGTGTGTCTGGCACATCTACCGCTCTCAATGTGTCGGGGGCCAGTACATTGCAGCTTATTTTACAGTCTCCATCTGGAACGTCAACTACTAAAACTGCAAGTCTTAACACAGACGGCACTGATGGCAAAATTAAATATACATCAGTGGATGGTGATTTTAATGAGGTTGGAACTTGGAGAATTCAAGCAAAAGTAGTGATTAGCGGTGGTACATTTAGGTCCGATGTTGGTACTTTCAAAGTATACGAAAATCTATAATATTTTAAAGGGGAAGATGTGATGGCTTTATATGATCGATTTAGAGGGTACGATGATGATGGGGCGGAGGTTTCAAAATTACCAATTTGGCCCACAATCACGACTGTGGCTGAAATTTTATCCGGCGGACTAACAGACGCTGACGCTATTTCAAGATTTAATCTTGATGCTGGCGACCAGGCTGAATTTACTGAGATTAAAACAAAGGTTGTAGATGAAATAACAACGATAGCCACTTCCTTGGTTGGGCTTGGTTTAGATTCCGACACAGCTACTATTATAGCTAAAGCTGTGGCCCGTAACAACTTTACCCAAACATTAATGAAGGCAGAGTTGGGGTATGACACAAGGGTGTCATTTAATACAGATATGGGGATTTCATAATGGCTCTTATAGCTGAAAGTAAAATTTTTGATGCTCCTGATGAAGATGGTACACAGAATGTGTCTCTTACTTCGTCTGTTTGGGGTTCGGAAGCTCCCAAAACACATTTTCTGTTTGGTATGGCTCAAAGTGCCGCTACGATAGAAACCAGTATGAAAAACAGTATTGGTTGGTCTGATGGTACTGACAATGTTGCGATTGGTAACGGTAGTCAGAATGGTGTGGGTACTTCGGTTGCAAATCGAACACATCAAACTGCTTATACTGCCCATCCCTTATCTAATAATGGAGGGACTTACGAAAGGGCTGTACAAAGTTCATATACCAATGCTCCACGGGTCGGTCATACTTGGAGCAATTCGGCTAATGATGGTTATTATTATTATCTTATGGCTTTAGGTGGTAGTGATGTTGAAAACGTATCAATTGATGTGGTTACAAGTCCTACGTCCACTGGAGATGTTTCCTATACTGGTCCCGGATTCGAGCCTGATCTTTTACTTGTGTTTAGTTCGGCTGGGCACACTTCGGGATTACCTGCTAGCTCTGTTCATTCAGTCCAAATGTTTGGGTTTAGCGATGGTACTACGGATGCCTGTAATTATAATGTGTCTTTAGATGCACAGTCTACCAGTAAAACAAAATCAGTGCATTCTAATAAATTTATAAAATTTTTCAGTTCCAGTACATTGGCGGAATCATGTGGAGCTACGGTCAAAAGTTTGGATAGTGGTGGCTATACATTAACTTGGGATACTGTTAATGCGAGTGTGGGATTTTATTTTTCCGTCATAGCGATCAAAGGCCCAGCCGCAAAAGTTATTACAACTACACAGCCCGCCAGCAACACAACTAATGATTTGGATGCTGGATTTGTGCCAAAAGCTGGAATTTGTGTAGGGTCGATGAAAACCGCTTCTGAAACACCATCAGATCATAATAGGCTCACAATTGGTACTTGGGATGAACAAGACAATATGGATTCTGGTGGGTTTATGGATGAAAATGGACAAACTACTACAGATGTTGATAGGTATATTTCTAATGCTTACAGTATTGTGAATTATAATCATGCTCAAACTGTGGTGGGCAGAGCTACCGTAGCGGCAGAGAGTAATGGGATCAGGGAAACTTGGACCAACACAGATGGAACCCAATATGCTCATTCATGGTTGTTGTTGGGGGATGCACCGGTCACAGACTTTGCAGAAATTTCAGTTACTGGATTGAGTGACAATGTTATTACAGACGGAGATACCACTCCAGCCACGGCAGACGGTACTGATTTTGGATCAGTTACCCAGGATGACAGTACTGTTACTAGAACGTTTACAGTGGCCAATAGTGGAGCGTTAGCTTTAACCACTGAAACGCCTACTATCCCAACGGGGTTTACGTTAACTGAAGGTCTTGCAACTTCCATAGCGACATCTGGTAATGACACATTTTCTGTTCGGTTAGATAATTCTGTACTTGGCGTTAAACATGGGACTATTAGTTTTGTTAATAATGACACAACTCTAAATCCATTTAATTTTACTGTTTCCGGAGTGGTTAATGCGGTAGCAGCCGAGACTTCCACAGGGGTTACAAGTATTATCTCCAGTGGGTTAAGTCAACTAAACAGTGGTAATTCTTTGGTTTCAGTTGCTGGAGCTAGGGGCTTAGGGGCTTCTGGCACATTGATTACGGAAATTACTAGCACTAACAGATTAGATAGAACCGTTATGGAACCCGGTGCTCCAATAGGAGTTTTAGATAGTAGATTTGAAGATAGAATGGATGAGACTTCTTATTATGCTGGTAGTGGTGCTTATTGGGGGTCGGCAAGATAATCTTCATTATTCAAGTTTTATGTGTATCATTAGTAGAGGGTTTCTTTTTTCTTCTAATAGGTGGGTGAATTTATGCCTTGGAATATAGATTTAGTATTAATGTTAAGATCTATTATAGGTGATCTAGACGGCACCAGTTTCACCGATGAAAGACTTAAACAAATATTAGTTGTGGGTGCTTACAATGTGCTTAACGATGCTATTTTCAGTACCGAATACACTGTCAATGTGGCAGCCGTATCAATTTCCCCAGACCCAATCTCCGAAAACGATGTCGATTTTACAACTTTGACAGTATACAAATCTGCATGTATTCTGTTGGGTAGTGAGGTTAAGACTAATGCGGGAAATGCTGTAGCAATTAAGGATGGTCCATCTTCGATAGATCTAAGAGGAGTGGCTGGAAGTCTAACCGCTCTCTATAACGACATATGTGCGAAATATGATGCTCTGCTCAAAGAATATCAATACAATAGAAATAACAATACCCCGATTGGTCAAGCTATTCTTGGGCCTTATAGTCCTGGTAGCATGATTCTCAATGCTAATCAGTTCGATTATCGTGGTAATATTTTTGACTAGGAGATAAATAAATGCCAGTTTCTGTTAAAATAATTAATACTGAATCCCAGCCCAATGCTGGTAACGCTATAGTGGCCGTGGCTGGTGCTAATGGGTTGGGTGCTTCCGGCACACTGATTACAGAGCTATCCAGCAACAATAGATTAGCTCCGGCGGGACCAAAGTCGGCCTCTAATCTTGATATCTCAATATCTGATTTAGATGATAGATTTAGTGAGCGGTTTGATGACACGAACTACTATCATGGTAGTGGTTCTTACGGGGGTCCATCATAATATAAAGGGGGTCTTATGGCTATTACTATACCTAGTTCTGTATTCGATATATACAACAGTGCTCTAGATCTATTCACACGTACTGCCACCTTGGTGTATCCAGAAAAACGTGAGCGGTGTGCGAATTGCTATATGGACACTATGGGTACAAGAAACAGATCTATCAGCATATATCGTCCGGGTGGACCTTTTCCATTTGATCGCGGTATGCCGTGTCCTTATTGCGAGGGCAAGGGGCATAGAGCAACAGAAACTACAGAAGATATCGTGTTGCGAATTTATTGGGATCGAAAGTCTTGGGCAAACGTGGGACCCGCGATAGATATTCCGAACGGTGCTATTCAAACTATCGCATTGATGACCGATATGGACAAGATCAATAAGTGTAAGTACATGATACCAAAATATGATGGTATTGAGAAATATGATGAGATGAGATATACGAAAAATGGATCGTCTCATCCTCAGGGTTTTAAAGATAATCTTATTAAATACGTGGTTACTTTTTGGAATAGGGTTGACGGCTAATATGTCAATAAAATTAGTAGAAAGTGTTCGTGCTATTGCCCTAAAGATAAACAAGGGGCTAGCGAACATATTTAATAAACGTATATTTAGACAGGCAAGTACTATAGAGGCACAAATTAAGCCATTGGTTTCTGCTGCGTTATTATCTAGTCCGGAGATTCGGTCATTGTCTTCTGGTACTTTACGTATTGATTTTGGGCTAACTCAGGACCCCTCTGCGGACATTGTTAACGCTGTTACAAATAGTTTATCGGTGAAGGTGCGAAGAGCTATTGCAACAGCCTCCGACATCAAAGGTGGCATCTCAATTACTCTACAGCCTACTGACTATAATAATTTGTTTTCATTATCCGTGGCTACGCAGATTACTGAAAAGGGAGAGGTCTTACCGTGGCTTGAATGGTTGTTAACTTTGGGACAGCAGGTTGTTGTTATTGCTGATTTTGGCGTTGAATATGGTTCTTATGGGCGTACAGGTGGAGGACGTATGGTTAAAGGTGCTGCTCCATTTAAGGTGAATAGTCAGTATGCGGGCACCGTGGATAGGAATTTTATTACTAGAGCTGTAGAAAAAATTTCCCCACAAATACAAAACATTATTATAAAGGCCCTTCAATAATGGCGGGTGGACCACACACACGATTATCTAATCTAAACAATGCTCAAGATGTTACAATTTCTAATATCTTGCTGGATAATTTTATATCTTTTTATGATTGGGGACTTCTAGATCGGGGGTCCTTTTATAATATCAAAATTCCACAATCAGGTATTTATGGCGGTTCTAGGCATATCTTAAGATCTGTCGATGACCCAAACTATACTGATGGTCAAGTGTGGGAGGGCTATAGGAAAAATTGGGTCTGGGAAAGTGGTGTAAGTGCTACCACGACTCAACCTACTGCAATTTCTGGTGTTTTCGTAGATGGAACATTCTATGCTACCGGAAATGTGACAAAACCATTTTACGTTGATTATCCTAATGGTAAAGTTGTTTTTGATTCCGCTCAATCTACAGCTAGTGAAGTCAAGCTGGAGTATAGTCATAAGTGGGTAGAAGTTGTTCCTGCAGAGGGTATTCCTTGGTTCAGACAACTCCAAAGTAGATCATTTAGAACCGAGGATAATTTCCAAGTTACTGGATCTGGAGGCTGGGCTCAGTTGGGCCAAACAAGAGTGCAGCTGCCCGCTATAGCTATTGAGGTTATACCAGCTAGGTCGCTAGAGGGATACCAGCTTGGTGGTGGCCAGTGGGTAAATAATGAGATTGTATTCTATGTGATGAGCGAAAATCACTGGGAATGTGCTAATTTAATGGACTCAGTCATATACCAAAACGACAGAACTATTCACTTATTTGACCCCACGGCGGTAGGTATTTCTGGTGTATTACCCTTCAATTATCGCAATGAATTAAATGAAAACGCTATACCTAGTGGTATGTATCCAAACATGATAGATGACTTCTTTTATCGTAAATGTTGGATTAATTCCTCTAGAGGCACAGAAATTTCACAATTATCTCCCGAATTATACATGGGGACTACAAGCTGTTCTACCCAAGTAAAAGCTATTTAGAGATTTTTTTGTGTATATAAAACTGCCTTTACCAGGGGATTTTTAACCTATTTAGATAGGAGATTAAAATGGCTCGTAATCAACGTATTTTCTATGCCTGTCAATCTGTCGCTATTTGTGCGAGAGGTGAGGGTGATGTAAATGCAGACAATGTAATTCATGGTGTACAAAGTGTGGGCATGAGTTCTACATTTACTCTTGACCAGGTTTTCGAATTGGGTCAGATTGAAATTTATGAGAATGTTGAGCAAGTTGCCGACATTGAAGTAACCATTGAAAAGGTTATCGATGGATATTCGCTTATCTACGATAAAGCTAGTCATGGAGCTTGTAAAACAGATGTGGTGGCAGCCACCAAGGCTCGTAGTGATGTTTATGTCGCCATCTTTGATGACGGCTTGTCTCATGCTA